TACCGCCCTGGTTTGGGTTTAACGGAATTGCAAGCTGTTTGTGGCCCGAGCCAGCCCCACCGCCAGCGCCTTGCATCAGCACATAAACTATTTTTGCACCCGCTGGCTTAGTCCATGTGGATGTGCCTGTAGAGGTGAACTCTTGAATGTCGGCGGATGAGATGCCACCGCCGCCACCGCCAGTAACAGCCACTGTAACAGCGCCGCCTGTGTTTGTGGCTGTAACACCAGCGCCTGTAAAGTTCAAGCTGGTCAACGCTGTTGTCAGTGTTGAGCCTTCATCTTGAACGGTAATACTTGGGCCTGTGGGTCCAGTTGGCCCTGTCGGGCCAGTCAAACCCGTATCCCCTGTAGGACCAGTGGGCCCGGTCAAGCCTGTCGGGCCTGTGGGTCCGGTTAATCCCGTTGCGCCAGTTGGACCTGTCGGGCCAGTGTCTCCAGTAAGACCTGTGGCTCCAGTTGGGCCAGCAGCTCCTGTTGGTCCGGTAGCCCCGGTTAAGCCTGTGGCTCCAGTTGGACCAGTCGGGCCAATAGCACCTTGTGGCCCTGTCGGTCCGGTAGCACCTGTCAAGCCTGTGTCACCAGTAGGGCCGGTAGGGCCGGTAGGGCCGGTAGCGCCTGTGGCCCCCGTAAGCCCCGTAGCTCCTGTCGGGCCTGTAGCGCCCGTCAAGCCTGTGGCTCCGGTTGGACCTGTCGGTCCAGTAAGACCTGTGGCTCCAGTAGGTCCAGTAGGTCCAGTAGCCCCCGTCAAGCCAGTAGCTCCCGTGGGGCCAGTTGGTCCTGTAGCCCCGGTCAAACCTGTAGCTCCTGTTGGGCCTGTTGGCCCCGCGACGGTGGAGGCAGCTCCTGTCGGGCCAGTGGCTCCTGTCGGGCCAGTCAATCCCGTGGGTCCGGTTGGGCCTGCGACTGTAGAGGCGGCTCCTGTTGGGCCTGTAGCCCCTGTAGGTCCGGTAGGTCCTGCGGGGCCTGTAGCGTAGGGCAGCGTATTCCAGTTGTCCGTGCCGTTGCCGATCTTGAACTTGTCGGTGTCCAGCTCGATACCAAGCTCACCCTCTGCCAGCAACGGGTTAACCGACGACCAAGTGGAGGCGGTTCCTCTGCGTATTTGAATTTGAACTGTCATTACACACCACCTGCATCTATTGGGTTAACGCCGCCGTACACGCTGTTTGGGTATCCGCCATCAAGGTTAAGCAAACCTTCACCTGGAGGCCCTGCTGGACCCGCAGGTCCCGACAAGCCAGCCGCCCCGCGCTCGCCTACGACTTCACCGACGTTGGTCACAGTGCCATCAGAAAACGTCAGGACCAAAGAGCCGTCAAAGTCGATCTTAGCCCCTACGATAGAGACGCCTGTGTCTCCATCTTCACCGTCAACGCCGTCCTTGCCGTCGCGGCCATCTTTGCCATCACGACCGTCAGCCCCGTCCCTACCCACAATGCCGTCTTTACCGTCTTTGCCAGGCGCACCCTGTGGGCCTTGCAGCTTCTCGACTTCATAGACTTTTGCGCGGATTTCGGGCAGCTCTTTACCGAGCAAAATGGCGATAGCCGCCAGTTTTGCTTCGGTTGATGCGCCAGACAGCAGGATTTTCTTGGCGTCCATCAGTCGCCTATGATGCTTTTAAGGAAGTCCTCGTCCTTTTTGCTTTGATTGGCTTTGTCAGCCATCTGCATCTCGACGATCTTGCCTTTGTTCTTGATGTCTTCCTCTTTGAGCATCAACTCAGCAATCTTCACCCGTTTGTCGAACTCAGCCGACTCGTTGCCCGATGGCAGGTTCTTGGTGGTCGATGCGATCACCTTGGCCTGGACTTCTTGCGGCATGAGCTGCGCTTCGGTCAGCAGCTTCTGCGCCTCTGCCCGGTTCTGCTCGGCTTGCGTCGTGTTGACCGCAATCTGAGCCTGAGCCGCTTGCAGGGCCAACTGCTGCTGCACTTCCTGCATCTGCTGGGCTTGTGGGTCTGGCTGGCTCATCTGGTCGAGCGCTGCCATCAGCTCGTAGCGGTTAGACAGGCTGGAGTTGCCCAAGATGCCCTTCAAGATCAACGGCAGCACTGGAGTGTTTGGCCCCAGAGTCTGCAAGAGACCAATGAACTGCTGCTGCTCGTACTCGCGGGCGATGATGCCCAACGTAGCCGTCGGCACGAACTTCATGTCCACGCTTGGATAGCGCTCAGGGTCAAACTGCATGTACCTGAACGCCGCTTTTTGGATAAACGGGATCAGGAAGTCCTCTTGGAAGTTGACCAGCGTGCGCTTGTACTTCTTGATGATCGTGGCCACCGCCATGCTCATGCCCGCACCGTCTCGGCTGACTTGGCTGACCATGCCTTGGCTGTCCAGCGTGCCAGTGGCTTGCAAGAGCATACGCTCGAACTCTTTGGCCGTGTTCAGGTTGTTCAGACTCGTCTCGCCGAACTTGAATGGGTACAAAATCTCGGCTGGGTTGCCGTTGACCATGAACGCTTTGCCTGGCTTGACCTCAAACCGAGCGCCGCGTGGCAGCCGGGTCGCGTCCATGCCCATCATGGGGCTGGTTGTCAGCGCCAGACTGTCCAGATGGCTGCGCACTTGGGCGTCAATTGCCTTTTGCATGTTGTAAGACTTCTCCACCGTGCCTCGGCCCAGCAGGCGGTTGGGCACAGTGTCGTCTTGGTACGTCAGGACCGGGCGGTCCTTCATCATGTAGGGGTTCTCTTCGGCTTTGAGCAGCAAACCGCCGTTGGCGATGACGACAATCGCCTCCACCATGTCCGAATAGTCCTCAGCCGCCGAGTCATCGGGGAACAAGTCCTCAACCTCATCGTCGTTCTCTGTCAGATACTCGCGTGGCACCAAGCCGTAGTACTTCAACAGCAGCACTTTTTCGTCGCGGTACTGACTCAGCTCTTGCGTCGGCTCCAGATCGGTGTCTTCAGCGGCTGGCTGGATGTTCACCTTGCGGTAAATACCCTTTTCGATGCCCTCGACGATCTTGTGGATGCCCACATACGACTCAATCGCCACGCCCATGCAGTCGTCCACAGACGTGCCGTTGGGGTCGAACAAGAAATTCTTTGGGTTGATGGGGTTGATCTTGACCGCGATGCGGCTTTTCTCAACCACACCGATGGCCGCTTGGCCGGGCTGTCCTGGAATTGCCTGAGTTGCTGGCTCGAAAATCTTTTCCGTCTTGACGATGATCTCGCCGATGCCAGTGCCGTAGATTTCGGCCATCAGCTCGATCTGATCGATGGATTTTCTGATCTTGTCCTGCTTGAAGTCTTCCATGAGCTGCGCTTTGAGCTGCTCAACGTCAATCGGGTTCTGGTTTACGTCCCGCAGGTCGTCTTCGATGTCGAAAAAGTCGCCTTGCCCAAACACGGCTTCAATAATTTCTGCGTGCCTAGTCTCTACAGCCTGCTGAGTTGAGGGCGTTACGATTCTGGACCGTTCGCTGTCGCGAGTCTTGTCTTCCGCTGCCCATTCACCCCTAAAGATGCGCTCATACTCAAGATACTTGTCAAGGTAATTCGTGTCGCGCCAGTCTCTCCAACGCTGGCAATGGTCAACGACAAACGCCGTCAGTTCCTTGTCGTTTTCTGTCGGCTGATCGAATTCGTTCTGATCCATTTTGACCCCTATGTCGGTGGCTATACCCCCGCGATTATATCTAGCGGGGTCCATTCGTCATCATCCGCGTCTTCAAAGTAGCTGGTGACAGCCAACTGGTCGATGTAGGACAGCGCATCCGGCAAATCGTCGTGGACGCCTTGCGATGGAAACATTAAAAGCTGATCCACGAAGATGGACCAGTCTTCTTCGCTGTTTAGGACGATTCTACCGTGCTCGAACCGCCCCTGCAACGACCAAATCACTCGGTCTGTTTTCTTCCGGTTGCCGTGCGTCAGGTCCACGATGTGGCTGTAGACGTTGTTTTTTCTCATCAAATCCGACAAATACGGCAAAACTGCGTTTTTCAACGCGCCTCTTTCGATTCCGATGCTAACTGGCCTGTAATCGCGCATTTTTGTTAAGATTTTCGACGCCGTGGCTCGGATATCCCAACGTCCGTGCTCGATCTCTTTGACGAACCACTTGCCGTCATCCGTCACCTTAACCACCGCAATCGCCGACTCATCCAGCCTTTTCTTGCTGTTGGCCGCTTGCTTGGCCACTTCCTCGAACCCAGCCAAGTCCACCGCCACAAAGTAGCTACCGTAGTCCGGCTCTTCGCCGTATTTCAGCCACTCCTCTTTGAAGACATCCGCGCCAGCGTTCGTAAATGACGCCATGTACTCAGCCTTAAAGGCAAAACTGCTCAGAGTTTTTTTAGCGTTTTCAATTTCGGCTGGATCAATTAGCTCGTTATCCGCGGTGGTAAACGTCCATGATTTGTAATCGCTCTCGCCAGATTCACCAAGTTGGTACAAATCGAAAAAGTGGTTCCTACCACGGGGCGTCCCGATAAACATCGCCTCGCCCTTGCGGTCAGACAGCGCAGCTCGCACCACCTGCTCCCAAACCGACGGCTTCATGTCCGCGTACTCGTCCAGCACCACATAAGACAGAGAAACACCGCGCAGTGTGTCCGGCCTGTCCGCGCCTCGGATGTAAATGGTCGCCCCGTTTACCAGCTTGATCTCTTGGTTGTTGATGTGGCTCGCCTGAATTACCTCTCGGCCCAAATCCATCAACACATCCCAAATAATGACCCGCGCCTGGCCCTGCGTCGGTGCGATGTACATCACGCTCGCCCCTTGCGGGCATTGCAAACCGCGGATCAGCAGCGTTACAGCCGCCAGCCTCGACTTGCCGCACCGCCGCCCAGCACAAATGACCTTGAATCGGGTTTTGTCGTTCATCACCTGCTGTTGCCACTTCAGCAGTTTGAATGTTAGGTCAGCCATTTTTTGCCTTGCTTAGGTAGTTGATCGCGTTTTTCAAAAGCCCTACATTGTCTTCAAACCTTCCAAGCGCGGTATTGCAAAGGTCGCACAAAATCCCTCGTATTTTATTTGTTAGGTGACAATGATCTACAACCATACGAGTTCCTTGCTCACCGTCTATTTGCTTAGCCCCGCAAATTGCGCAGCCACCCCCTTGCGTGTGGAGCATGGCATCAAAAGACTCTTGGGTCAAACCGTAGGCACGCTTTAGGTGGTTTTTTCTATTTAAGGCCCGATGCCTCGCTCTGAAAGCGGCGTCTTCACGCATCTTGATAGCTTGCATGTTGATTTTACGATTTCGGAATTCTTCATCAGAGGCATACTTTTCACGCTCTAACAAAGCCATGCACTCTTTGCAGCGAGGGCGCACACCTTTGACGCCGTTGGCGACTTGGTAAAAATCCGACAACGGCTTTTCGATTTTGCAGTGGGTACATTTTTTCATACCCTAATTATATTCTTGCTTGAGCAAGAATACAACTAGACGTCAGTAATATCTTCAGCCGGGATGATCGTTGGCTCTTGGCCAAGACCTGTGATATTAATCGTCACTGCTGACCTTTGGGACTTGTCTTTCTCAAACATCGAAACAGGTAAAGTCCTGTCCATGCACATCTTCAGCGCCGCCATCTGACCTGGGTGGTCATCGTTAAGCGCAATCTGGATGACCTTCTCCGCGACGTCCTTGCCGCCAGACCGGATCATCAGCTCTTTCAGTTCTTTAATGCGTTGGTGATCCGTCTTCGGCAGCACCGCAGGCGGGTTTTCTGCGTACCTCTGGATCGTCATCTTTAGCGGTCGCCCGCGTTTTTTTGGTTCTGGCATCTTTTACCCTTTCGGAAGTTAGCGCGATTGTAGGTCAAATAGTCTTTTTTTTTACAGCCGGGAGTCGTTTTGGCCGTTTTGCTTTTTCGGTGGGGCAGAAGGTCCTGTAACTTTTTGTCTAACAGCCAGACCCCTCCCCCCCCATAGCTTTTGTCAACCAGCCACAAAGAACCATTGCTTTAGGCTATCGCGACCAAACTGCTTGAGGCTTGAAGCATCGTGCGCGGAGGGAGAGAGGCTGTGGGTGCTTTTTGGCCATACTTGGCAGCACCAAGGCCGATAGATTTAGCTTATCGAATCCTCGAATTGATTTAGAAATAATATAGGGTCATCACCTGGTCGAAAGCCTTCGCGCCAGAGTTCCGCATAAACGGCCAGCACCTCTCGGAAACCCACGGAAATATCACCACGGCCAGCGGCCATCAAGATGGCGCGATCGGCATCCGAAAGTGGGCGCGAAAAATAACGGGTGTTGTCTTTGCAAGGTCTGGCCATGGCCCGATTGTATGGGTCAAATGATTGTCAGGCCATAGGTCATTCTCAAACCCTCAAATGACAATCAAAAAAGCCTTATAAATCAACAACTTAGGGTCATTTTTGGCCCTTATGGGTCAAATTGTCATCTTCTGAGCATACGTCCACCACGTAACGACAGCGTATTGTTGGCGTGCGTCTGATTCTGGGCTGTTCACCTATATATATATTTATTCTTTAACATTTAACAACTAAATGACAATTTGACCCAGAACCCTCGCAAACCCGCGCCAATGCTCGCTTTCGTCTGGGTCAAGTCACCCTCGCAAGATGACCCAACACAGACAATCAATGACCCAGAACATGCAAAACATAGGGAAAACCCCTAGCAAATAGTCGTTGACATTGGGCGGAAATCCCTTACACTAGATACATCAACAACCTGGAGCAACACTATGAAAACAGCATCTTGGATCATCATCAACAAAGCAACCCGCGAAGCGGTGTTTGAGACGTTCAACGAAAACACCGCTAAGGCTGTCAACACTCGTTTGTATGAGGCTATCCCGGCGCTTCAATACTTGCAGCAACTCAATGCCGCCATTCGTGCAACCCGTAACGCCAAAGAGGCCTAATCATGAAAGCCAAGTACTTGATCCAGATTCAAACCAACAATGCCTACATGGGCGCAACTGGTTGGTTTACGGTGCACGGTGCACAAACGAGAGATGCCGCCGATTCACTCGCTTCTGATTTCCACCATGCACGATCGGCCACCGATACCCGCGCCGTGCGCGTTATCTCCGCCGCCAACTTTGCCAAAGAAAATAGCGCCGCCAATCGCGCTGCAATGCGTATCGACATTGATTACGCCTACCCCGGCGCTGACCGTTCCGTCAAAACCCCCGGCTTTTAATAAGGAGTAAACACCATGACCCGCGAAACCATCCTCAACGTTCTCACCGCCGTGTTTATCGGCTTGGCGCTGTGCGCCTTGGTGCTGCACGGCCTCGATGCTTTGTTTCTGTAACCACTGTAAAGGATCAATCATGACTTCACTCTTTGAACAATTCCAAGGCGCGGACCTCGACCGCTTGACCGACTGCCTGAGCGCCATCCGCGCCGCTGGTCTGTCTGTCGATAAGTACGCCCAAGCCGGTGTCAATCAGGGCAGCGGTAATGTCTGGGTCTGGTCTGAGGACTGGCCCGGCTGCGTTTACTGCTCCATTGGGTTCGACGTCCAATGGTCCTATTCATGCCCTGAGTGCGGCGAGGAGCACGACTTCGACACCTTCGAGGAGATGTCCGACTATGCGCAGACCCACGATGGCCGCTGCGCGTCCTGCACACCTGAGGAGGAACTTGAAACCGAATCCGGCGAAGACCTCGCCCAGTTTTATGGCCCATCAGCACGATAAGGAGAATCCATCATGATCGAATTCACACACGCCACTACACGTTACACCGTCAAGCCTGAAAACGCTCAGGAATACCGAAAACAAGCCGCGAACCCTCCGAAAATCAAGCGCAAGGTTGACCGAAACCACGATGCAACGCGCCGCGACTATCCGCAGTTCTATGCGGGTATGACGACCGTTGATTATCTGACCCAGTACGCAAGCCTCAACGCGCGTTTGTTGCTCAAAGGCGAAGGGTTCACGTTTGCCGACCGCGCCGCGCCTATGCTGGACGCTGCACAGCCTGAAGTGCTGGAAGAACTCGATCCGGATTATGTCTACACACCCACAAAGGCTAAAAAGCAGACGGTCGCCAGTTTAAAAGCCGCGATTGTGCAAGCCCTCGAATCCCTCAAGCAAGGCGATACCGACACGGCGCAATGTATCCTGAGCGAGTCGCTGCGATGATCTATGCGTGCCTGGCGTTGATCCTACGCATACTAACCAAGAGGGCCCACTAGGGGCCCTTTTTTATGTGTTCTCAACGGAGCGCCTTAGCTCTGATTTACTCATCTTCACGTTATCCGGCGCACAGAATATGTGCTTCTTGCTGGGGTAATCTTGCGCGGCAATCCGGCCACAATCGACCCATCCGGCTTCTTTGAGCGCGTGCAGCAACGCGCCCTGGACGACTTTAACACCCTGCGGGGCCAAGCCCTGCAAACGGTCGCAGAGCGCGTGAAAAGGCGATCCAATGACACCACGGGCGAATTCGCCGGACTTGCGGCGCAGCATATCCACAATGAAAGCCTCGGCGGTGCTCATGCCGTGCTCGATCATGATCTGCTTGGCCTCAGTTACGGGTGGCGGTGCGGACGGGTTCCACGCTGACACGTCACGGGTGTGCAGGTAATGGGCGACCGCTTGGAACCCGTTTTGGTTCTTGTACCAATTCCACAGCGCCAGCGCCTCACGCTCAGTTAGGCGGGGGGCTTCTGACCAAAGGACAAACCAGCGGCGGTCCTCTGAGGGTAGCGAAATGGCGACACGCTCATTCGAGAAAGCCACCACGAAGACCCGGTTCAGGGCGTAGTACGGGTGAAGGCCCTTGCGGTTAATCGTCAACAGTTCAGGCGGGGCGGCAATGATGGGCTTGAGGGTGTTCTCCAGCGCTCGCCTATCCTTGGCGTCAGCCTGGCGCAGTTCAGCGATTTCCATCACTTCACATTCAAGCGCGTATCCCCACTGTGACGTCAGGTCCTCGTTTTTGACCAGCGAACAGTTGCGCTTTGCATCGCCGCCAATGGCCCAAAAGAACGGCGCGAACATGGTGTCTTTGCCTGACCCATGCGTGCCGCCCATCAAGATCGCGTGGTTGATCTTATGGCCGGGGAACTGCACCTTGTGCGCCAGCGCGTTTAAGAGGTGCTCACGCTCGAACTCCTCGGGGATTAATCGCTCAACATGGCGCAGCCAAGGCGTAACGTCACCCGCCACGGGTTGCGGGCGGCTGTTCACCCATCGGTTGCCGTAGGTTAAGCCATCGCGGTTGACGATGGTCCCTGCGCCTGCGGCGTACGTCACGCTGACCAGCGACTGAGCGCCCTTGTCCTGGCGCTGCTCGTCAAACGAGTAACTGGCCTCGACCTTGCGGCCATTGTGGATGGACTTGCAACCGATGTGCCGGAACATGGCGTTAAACGTGCTGCGACTGATCTCGCGCCTGTCTTGCAAGTCAAAGTAAGCGTCATCGTCTTGCAGATACGCGAAGCGATCCCACCAGTCGGCCTTCTCGACCCGCGCCATTTCCTTGCGCTCAGTTTCGGCCACGACAGCAGCCGCCACGTTGGGGAACTCTGGCGTGGGTTGCAACTTAGACAGAGCTGACTCCATCGCGCTCACCAGCAGTTCATCACGCAGGCCGGGCGAGTGGACGGGGCCGCCACTGTCGGCCACCCACTTGAGGAACACAGACGAATCCAGCTCCAGACAGTGCGAGTGCAGGCAGCAGTACGCCCGGTTTGCAGGCATGTAGCGGCCCTCGGGGTTGCCGTCTGTGTGCTCGGCGGCGTTGGGGCAATGCACACCGGCCCAACCTTCGTTATTGGTGCGGCTTAAGATGAGTCCGTTATCCGAGAGCCACGCCATCACATCATCGCCACCGTCGTCCTGTACGCGCACCGGGGCGTAGACCGACTCGACCGGGCCGGGCGTGACGTTCATCGCCTTGCACAGCTCCTCTAAGGTGTACTCGCGGCCAGGGTTGAACTCCACCAACACAGCGGCGAAGTTGTTGTTGCCGGGTTTCATGTTGATCGAGCCGGGCAGACGGAAATTGCGAACGGCGTTGATCGCGCCCTTGTCAGTGAAACCAGCCTCGGCAATGGCCTTGATCGCGGCGGCGAACTCACCCTTGCGCGGCTGCTCGCTGAAGGCGTAACCCCACTGAAACGAGCCGGGCGAGGTCTCCATGATCCAAGTCGGGGGCAGCGGGCAGGTGTTCGGAACCTTGGCCGTGCCCACGTCATCCAGCACCATCACCAGCACGTATTCGCAATTTGCTGCGCTGGCGCTGACGTGACCGTCCTTGAAGCGGTCAACGATAAAGCTGGCGGTGTTGCCGTAAACGGCCCAGCCGGGTTTGATTTTGGCCGTGGGCAGCATCGCTGGCCAGGTGGCCTTGATCGCACCATCAGCGTGGAACTGCAACGTGTTGCCGATGGGCTTTTGCCGCACGATCAGCGCAGTCTCTCCCTCTGCGGCCAGCGAACAGATATAATCCAGAAGTGATTTCATGATGGTTCTCCTTTTAGCGCCCGGCTCCCACCGGGCGTTTTCTTTTCTACGAGTAACGGGTGGTGGTGACGCCCTCGGCGGCTAAGGGCAAGCCCTCGGCCCAAGCAGGCGGTGTGCACATGATCTGGTGGATGTGAGAAGCAACGCCTTCAGCGTCCGAGGCCGGACACTCGACGACGATCTCGTCGTGAACGTGCAAAACGACGCCATCTAACTGACGCAATGAGTGACGCAAAATGTCGTGAGCTGTCGCCTGCGTGACATTCTCGCAAGCCAAGCCGCGCCACAGACGGGCGCGAGGCCACTCCTTGGCGTCAGCGGCGGGTTTCCAAGCAGCTTTGGTGTATGTCACGTTGCCTTCGGCGTCAAATTTGGCGTTGGGGTAGCACAGAACCCGGCCAGAGGGCAGACTGTACCAGAGCGTTTGGCCGTCAAACAAGTACACAGTACGCCCTGCGGCAAACTCAAAACCTTTGTTTCGCATCGCCCGAAGATAGGCGGCTTCTAGCTGCTGGCCGTGGGCCTGCGCCCAAGGATTCGCCCTGCGCCAGCCCTCCACGGCTTTGTTCACCTCGGCCACAGACAGCCGGATGCCGTAGGCCCTGCCGAACACCTCGAACGCGCCCGCGCCGCCTAAGAATCCGAGGGCCAGCTCCTGCACCTTGCCGACCTGGCGCTGGTCGCCGGTTACATCGGCGTAGGCCACACCGAACGTCGCGGCTGCGTTGACCTTGTACGGGTCAAGGCCCGAGCGAAATACGTCCAGCTTACCCTCGCCTGCCGGGCAGTTGGACAGCCACGGGTGCACACGGCCCTCGATGGCCGACCAGTCGTAGGCGATCAGGACGTGGCCGGGCTTGGCGATCAGCGCGGGCCGGAGCATCCCCTTGAGCACATCTGTAATGCGGCGACCAAATCTTGGTGTGATTGCGTGCCCACGCACCATAGCGTGGCGTACTTCATCAGGCTCTTTGGCGCATTTGCGGGTAAAGTTGTGAACCTGAGCGCCATAGCTCGACGCTCGCCCGGTGGCAGCGCCTCCAGCAAAAACGAAAGCGCCTCGGACTCGGTGATCTTCTTCATCGGCGAGGTTCGAGAGACGCGCAAACTTCGCAACCGAAGACGCCCAGAGGTCGTCTGCGCATTGGATAACGTCTGCAACATGGGCCGGAATCTCATCGGGGTTCTCCATGGCGAGCAAGTTGGCCCGCACGGTCTTGTCAATCGAATACTTCTCGCCGTTCCACATCAGCTTCTTGGCCTCTTCACCGACACGCGCCAGCACCCACTCACGCATCTTGGGGCTGCGCACGCTGGTGATCTCGCCATCGGTCACCTCGGACACGATCTGCTGAATCTCCACGGTCTCATCGGCGGCGTATTTGATCGCGGCTTGGCAAAGCGGCACGTCCACCAGCACACCACGGTCGTTGATCTGTTCGTTGACGTGGTAGTCCTTCAGCTCGTCATCGGATAACGGGCGCAGCGCCTTACTGACGACACGCATCACACGGACGTCCTGCTCGCAATAACGGACCATCTCCTCCATGAGCGCAGCGTCCTCGCGGAACTGGCCGTTGGGCTGGGGCACAGACAGCAGCCGGATCAGTTGGCTGCCGCGATGGTCCTTGCGCATGTCAGCGCCAGCAAAGCGCCCCACGTCTTCCAGCGAGCCAGGCGCACAGTTGGCACGGGCTTGTGCTGCGGTGCAGTAGAACTGCTCCAGCTTGAAGTTGATCTGGAGGACATACCAAAAGATCAGGCGCTCAAAGGCAGCGTTGTGAGCGTAGATCAATCCTTTATGATCGCGCACAGCGGCTGGGAACTCGTCATGGGGCACCCACGTCCGCACTTCTTCATCGTCGAAGGCGTAGGACATACAGAGGACGTCGGTGCTCGCATCTTGCGCGTAGTTGTAGACGCCCTTGGCCTTCAGGTCACAGCGGCTGCGGGTCTCAAAGTCAATCCAGAGAATCATGTCGGGTTCCTTTTCCAATGCCCTCTGTCACAGGGCATCAGAAAAGGTTACGCTGCGCGGCGGCGGCGAGCTGGTGCTTCTTCAGCGGCCACTTCTGGCGCTTCGCCGTCCATGCTCATCCACTCCACGATCTCAAAGACCGGG